GATTTACACTAGGCGATGTAACTGTTGATCCCCGAAACGTCAAGTCAGGAACCACACGCCATATGAACCCAAAGTTATTTCCATCGTCGATGTCAAACTCTGATGACGTAATGTACGCTTCAATTGGTTGGGTAATGCTTGTAGAGTTGTCATCCACGCCAATTTCATGGTATACAAGACGGCTATTGTAATCTGCTGCAATGGGGATGTTAGAGACGACGCTATCGTCAACCCACGCAGTGCGTGCCAAATTACCATCATACCAAGCGTTTTCTTGGTAGTTGTACACTACATACTTGTCAATAGTAGTACTATTTTCAGTGCAGTAAAACCACCAGATTTCGTTGAATTGTTCAACAGTAGACGCAAACACTTGCTGCTTTTGGTTGGTGTTAAAATTACCAAACACAGATTGGCGTAAGTCGCAATTTAGCGTCTCAGTGCGACCGCTGTATTTGTAAAACTTCTCATCCCCCATCCAGTAGGTTACCCCCGAAGCTGTAGCCCATGCTCTATCGCTGACAATAGACACGTTATCTGCGAGCAACTGCGACCCCCACACTATGGGCGCTCCTAAGTACTGCAACGAATACATAGACGTATCCGTCCATATTAGGATTTCTTGACGCACCTGGGCGACTGCTTGGATGTACGTACCGTGCGATAGCGGTAAGCTACCTGCTTGGTTTGTTGCTGATGGGGTCCAATTAACAGCACTTTCTTGGTCAGACCAACGCACCAACATGGGGTCTTTAACACCAGACCCGTAATCATTCGTACCAAATGCCAATACAAACCGGGAGGTATCAGAGACAAGTACGTTGTCCACCATTAAAGGTACATCTGACGCACCTGAGAGAGACGATAATGCGACCCCCCGTACTGCCAATCCTGAAGATGCCGCCCAGTAGTACAGTTTATCTCCACGAATACCGTAGATAAGGTCAGTACCAAAATTGTACACATTCCACACACGAAGCGGGATAGTATTTCCCGCCGTACCATTACCCCAAGTCCCAGTACCCCACGGCCCCGCGCCCCAACCAGAAACAGGCGTTTGAATAGTTGTCGCAGTATTTAGTTGGTAAGCACCTACAACTGCAGCCCCGCCGTTGCCGGTATCTCCTGCCGTGGCTAACACTGATACAGTGATTGTGTACGTATTGGGCGTAAGGTACGTAATTTGGAATTCTGCGTTAAGCAGTATTGCAGTAATAGCTCCACCGAGAGACACCGCCCCGCTGAAGATTACAAAATCACCTGTAATGGCCCCGTGCGCAAGGTCTGTAACAGTAACTACATTTGATCCATTTACAGCAGCAAAAGTAACTGCACCAGCAGCGGTAGTTTCGCGGATAGGAGTAATATCGTTATACCCACCACCGTATGAAACGTAGTATTTGAGGTTAGTACCCACTCCTAAATACACAAACCAGGGCCAAAGGCTCCTGCATACCCCTTGGTATTGATTGTCAGAAATACGCTGCCACCCACCAATTTTTTCTGGTGTGCCTTGCCGGAACCTAACCTTGTCACACTCATACCATCCACCTTCGTTGGTGTATCGAGTATTTTCTCGGTTAACCCCAGACTTAAACATCAACTTTTTAAGTGGCATATAGACCTTAGCTAGCTACACCTTTTTGTTTCTCGTAAGTCCGAAACCCAGCTATAGTTATTATTGCAGTAATTGCTACCGTTAAAGTACCTGTATCAACTGGTGGGGGTTCCGGCCACCCGCGAATGCGAGCATACCACGATAGCAAGGGTTGCAACAACAGAGTGTATAGGAACCCTACCCCTCCAACCCAACCAAAAAAAGGGCGCCACCCAGACGCCCACAAATTCTTACTTTCTTGCTGTGTATCTTCTTCCATATCATTCCCAAGGTGGGCGTAGAGGCACAAGTGAAGCTGTTAATTTGGCTTCAATGATTGTGCTAATTTCTAACTCATAAGAGTTCACCAGATCCACACCTAACGCCGCTTTCACCCACTCAATGATCTGCGCTTGAGTTAGGTTTCCATATGCGGTGTATGGAGTTTCTGCGTTGTATGGGATATTTACTGCCCCAAAACAAACGGCAGTATGCTTTCCATCGGCACCTAATAGCTTCCAATCAACTGTTTTGACTACGTTGATGCGGCCCCTAAAGACTGGATAGGCTACTAGCTTTTCAACGGTCCATTCTTTGATTGTCACTGCAAGATCCCTTTGTACAGCATCAAAAGGAAGTTGGCTGAAAGCCCGCCTGCTACTGTGGCTAAAAAATCTGCAAACTCTACACCATGAGTGGGAGTTGCTCCTACCAACCTAGCTTTGTAGTTTTTATACCAATCAAGCGCTTCCTTTGCCGCTGCAAAAAAAGTTGCCGCAGCGATGCTACAAGGGACAACAGGGAGTCCTAATTCTTTAGCCGCTGCACCTGCAAAAATTGCGATAGCAGACCCGTATACAAAATGGTTGGCTTTATCCTGGGGGATGATGGGGAGGTTCATTGTGTTCCTTTAGGCTAGTGTAATATTCGCAACGCGGGTAACACCATCACTACCGCGATAGCTAATCCGCATATTTGTATTACTAGTTGGCGTCAGGTTCATCTGTCCGTTAACCGTCAGCGTAGGCGGTGTGTTGCTAGGGGTATTGATCTGGTTACCGCTGCTGTCGAGCCGCATGCGTTCGAGGCCATTAGTGTAAAAAGTAGCGAATCCACCATACGTCGCATAGCCAGCTTGAACTCGAAGTTCTCCGCTGTCTACGTTCATTCGGAACGCGCCTAAGATTTGGCTAGATCCAATTATCCCAAGTGCAAGCCCCCGAAGAGACGTATTTGAGGCTAAATCCGAAAGCACCCAAGAGTTAACTTCACCAGTAGCGGCGACAACCATCTTGCCGCCGGGATAAGCAGCGGGGTTTGGTACTCCCACCCCCACATTCCCGCTAGCGTCTTTATAGAACTGTCCACTGCCCAGGTTAACGATGCCAGTACCGCCCGTTAGAGTTCCGGTGTAGGCAAGGTTTGTAGCGTTAATGGTGGTGGTAAAGTCCACTGCTTCACGTACGTTCGTGCCGTCGCACATCAGCACCATCGACCGACCATTGGGGATGCTGACCCCTGAACCACTTGGGTACTTTAAGGTAATGGCATATCCACTACCACCAGTGGTTGCGTTCTTGACGAAGTAGAGCTTAGTGACCCCAGTAGGGCAGATAACATTGCGGTTGGCAGTAAGCGTACCCGTCATGTTTAACATCATGGTACGAGCTTGGTCAGCAGCACCGTTAGCAAAAGTTAACGTGTAGTCGGCATCCGTCATAGCAATTGACGCATACCCCGCAATAGCTGAGTCAACTAACTCTGTAATGCCAGCATTAACTTGGTCCCCCCAAGTGTTGGGGAACTCCCCGGTAATTGGTTTAGTTAAACGAAGATTAGTGCTATAGTTAGGCATATCATTCTCAGTTAAAACGAATCAAAGCGGTGATAGCTGATGCTACAGGGAGCGTGACAGTAAACGGAGCATTTATCGTTGATTTGTCTGAACCAAAATCAAGGACAGCAATTGCTACATTACCCTTACTACTATCGTAGATTAAGGCGCCTCTTGTGGTAAACGTGGTGTTCAACCAAGTAGGATTATTAAACGTCAACCATGCTGTGCGATCGCTAGATCCCACTGTGGCCCCAGTTAACGTAAGACCCCCCGCCGTATACCCCGTCCCCACAATCTCTTCAGTAGTGGTGTAAACAGTGGTCAGGTAACTTAGGTTAGCTAAACTTGTATAAAGTGCAATTTTGATTACGTCTGATGCCGGTACAATAGTACCCGCAGCAAAAGCCGCTTTGCCCGCTGTGCATGCACCTTGTAGGATTGGCATTAAATCACCTGTGTACGAGGTTGTACGCCACGATAGGCGTCTTGGTTGAACTTGCCATCTGTGAGGTTCTTAAGCAGGATCAGAGACTGCTTGTACTCATTGGCGTAAAGCGCAACTAGATCTGGTTCGCCCTTCATGAACCTGATAGCTTCAACCATAGTAGCATTGAAAAGTACACTCTCAAAGTTCTGCCCAAGCCATGTAGTTCCGGCAGTCACAATGCTCTGCGGGTAGTATGAATATGTCAGAACCATATTCCCTGATGTATTCGGGGTAGGCCCCACAATAAATTCTGTCAACAATTGCGACGAACCTTGCGGACCACTGATGGCGTAGTACTTAGGCACCCCGGTGACTGTGGGGTTGGGGTAGGCTTCAAGCATGAAGCTGTAGTCTTTACTGACTAAGTATGTGTGTGCCCCAGCGCCATCAATTACGGCAAAAGTAAGTACGTTTAGGAAGTCAACAGGGGCATTAACTTCCTGCACTCCTGATACAAACGGAATGGTTGCTGTCTTCCACATGACGGGCAGCGAAACAGAATTGTAAATCTTCTGCTCAGCCAACATAGTCATAGTGGCAAAATCAGCCGCCAAGAACGTATTTTCTGTATACCCTTCTACAGCGGCTTGCAACTCAGTATAGTTCATATCAACCCTAATCAGCCCATCGGACCACGGCTCATAACACCTTTAGTAGCTGCGCCAATTCCACGCATCTTGATGCCAGTGGTTTTTTCTTGGTTAAGCTTACCCATAGTGACGGGAGTACCACGGCCCATCATATCTGTCTTATCACTGTGTTCGGTGTGCGGCTTCGCGTACACAGAAGCAGGGCCGACTTCTTTGCCATCCATTTTCATACTAAATTTAGCCATGATTAGTTTCCTTGTTTCTTGGCACGGGAGAGGTTGCGACCAAGTTTAGCACGATCCTCATCAGTCGGACCTCCCGGCTTATCAATCGGGGCCTTGATGGACTTATCAATCGGGGCCTTTTTATCGCTCATGTTCGTTCCTTAAGTTAACCTGCAACTACACTACCAATGGAGACACTTATCACTAAATCGTTTGGGGTTAGTGAGTTTGCCTGACCACCCCCTACCGGTGCCCACCCCCATTGGTAGACCCGGCTTCCCTGCCCGATTTCCCCGTCTGCCGCCACCCCCGAAGTCAGGTAGCTGCGGTCAGGGCGAGGGTTCCGAACAGCCTGTGGGTCGTCCACAGGGTACATACCAAGCTGCAATTGTGGGTGATCTTTCTCCCAACATTGCTTACACACCAAAATGTTTACATTCTTGGTCTTGATAACCAGACCTTTAAGGTCTTTCAGATTGAAGCGAAAGCCGCATCGGTCACACTCCGATATTGCTTTTTTGCCTTCGGTAAACCTGTTACCCATGATGCTCAGTGTCTTACGTTAACGTTTTACGTTAACTGATAAATTGTTGGCGGGGTACAAAACGTACTGCAGCTTTATCGCGGTCTTCACTTGACGCAAGATCCCATGCTTCATCATACTGCATTTTCAGTGTTTGCATACGCTCCAAAGCGCCGGGAACTTTCATTGACAGGTAGTAGGACAGCCCCGCCACCATGCACGGGATAAAACGGAATGGAACGTCCATCGTATTGACACCCGACCCTGCATCCTGAATACGGCGCAGACGCCAGTAAACAAACGTGTAGGTAGCACTTGTGTCAGGCACCGGCCATACAGTGATGGTGGGGGTGGGGGATTGGCGGTTAATGTACACCTGAATGGGGCGAGCTTGCGTCAGTTTATTCGGGATCGTAGCGTACGTCGAAACACTGATGCGCGTGATGTTCAAATCAGCCTGCGTAGAAGCGACACCAGCACCCGTACGAATTACTTGCTCCAACAGGTCTACAGTATCGTCAGGCAGGTTGTATGTGGCTGTACCCGCAACAAGTATGGTTGACCCTTGCTCTACTGTCCATAAATTTACGCCACGATTAGCCCAGTCTGCAAACAATAGATTCAAAGACCTACGTGCAGTTCGCAAATCATAGTCTGTACGCAACTCAGCACCGCA